ATTACGGCACAGCACCACGGTTTCTTCGCCGAGGTAGTTGCTGATGGTGCCCTTACCGAGCGCAACAGTACCTTCGTCGGCATTCCATGCCAGCTGACCAGCCACAGGCGTGATGCCAGCGGCAAGGTCAAAGATCAGAGCGTCATGTTCGGGGATACTCGTCCAGCGTGTGTGGTTGTCGGCGCCGCTAACCTTTTCCAGGATGTCGCGTGCAACACCGCCTGGTGCAACAACACTAGCCTGCACGACCACTGCAGCAGTCTGCGTGGTTGGTACAACCGTGACGCTGCTAGCGGTCGTTACCGTGACTGATGCCTGCTGTGTGGTAACAGCAACGCTGGTCATGCCGTATAACCCTCGCTGACGTAGACGATGCCCTCCAGCCAGTAGTTACGCAAACCAGCAGGATTCTCCAGCAGCACGTCCCAGTAGCACTCATCTGGGAATGTTGCGGTCTGCGTATCAGTCAGCGCAAGCGATACAGTGCCAATACTGCGGTTGGTATAGGTGACAGCAAAATCTGCGTATTTCGTGCTGCGCCCCTGATTCCAAACCTGCGCGTAAACAGTCCAGCCGGTGAGATCAACCGGATTGCCATTGGCATCCTTGAACTGCAGCTGGATGTCATAATCCGCCCGCCGTTGCAGATCGGTGATATTGAACTGGCCGGGCTGGACTGACATGATCAGATCTTGTAAGCGACGACCTTGCCGCTGGTTAGCGTCACGCTGGTGAATACACCTTTGATCTCATCACCAGCTTTCAGCGGTACAGCTGTGAATGTATTGCCGGTCTGATTTTCGATCACCGCAGATGCGATCACCGAATCTTCCAGCGCCATGATCTCGTGAAACCGGCCGGTATGCGCCACGGTGTCGCTGATGTATTCAAAACCAATGGCGTAAGCGCGATCCATGATCAGCTCCGGCGGATAGATACATTGCCCGGTCCACTGATTCTAAGCCCAGTGAGATAGCGCTCAAAAATCGGCGGCACACGATCAGCACCTGATGCAGTGCTGCTAGCGCCAGCAGTCTCAATGCGCAAGCTACCGATACTGACGCTCTTGTAATCTTCGATGCCGCTGAGACCTAGCCCGTCGCGGTTGTTGTTGAGGTACACCGCAAGCACCGCCTGCGCTTGCTTTACCTGATCGGGGATCTCGGTTTCGGTGTAGTAGTCAGTCGTGATACGAAACGGAAATCCAATGGCATACGTATTGATGTATGTATCCGGCCGCCGCACGCCGGTACGCGGCCACTGGAGTGACTGCGTATCCGTTGCACGTGCACCGAGGAACCGCTCGCGATCCAGTCGTTGCGTAGCAGCTGCTAACGCACGATTCTTAGCATCAGTGGTTGCAGCGTCCCATGCGGTGACATCTGCATTTTCCACCATGCCATCAATCAATGCCTGCGCTTCCGTCAACGTCAGGTAGGAGTTTGCGTCGGCCGCGCCCACGTCGGCCTTGATCGTGATTGCCATCAGCCGATGCCTCCTGTAGGTCTAGTTTAGGCTCTGCCATAGAAAGAGAGGCCACTGCCGTAGCAGCAGCCTCACGATCACGCAGTCGCCGGAAGGCGAACATGCCCATCAGACCCGCTTCAGCAGGACGGTGACGATCACACCAGCCAGTGCGGTGGTGGTGCCGGTCACATCCAGCGACAGCCGATCGCCAGCATCAAGAGTGAGGCTAGCGGTGGTGCTGGTCAGGGCAGGAGTTTGCTCAGTAAGAGCAGTGCCCTTGAAGTTGATCTTAGTGGTACCAAGCAGGTCATCGCCTGCAGTAGCAGCTTCAGTGCCCTGACACCGGCGGATGGTGCCAGTCACGGCGCCAGCATCAGTGCCAGCGGTGGCGTGCACCTCGCGGACGGCGACCACTTCGCACTTCACCGGAGCGGTGAAGAACTGCAGGTCAGCCACAGATGAGGCAATGTACTGATCAGCAACGATGTACTGCTCAGTGCTGAGTTCAAACTGGGAAGGTTGTGCCATCGTTAAGTACCTCAGAAGTTGGAGGTGACAGTACCGCGCACGATACCAATGTTCTTGGTTTCGTACACCTGCTCCCAGTTGCCCACAGTCGCGAGTGCATCGCGGTCGGGGTTGACGGTAGAAGCCTTCCAGCGGGCACCCATTGGGTGGTAGCAGTAGTGCAGGTCGATCGACATGGCATCACTCTTGGCGAGGATGTCACGGTCGGTTTCGGTCTGCATGGCGAGCTGTTCGCCGCTACCGATTGCACCAGGGGTGAAGAAATACACCGGATAGTTGGTGCTGGTAGGCGCAAGGTCGTCGGAGACGATCACGCGCATGCCCATGTAGAAGGGCACGTTAGCGTCAGTGCCATAAGCAGCAGCAGTGCTACCACCAAAGGCATCCGGCATTGCGGTGTCAGGGGTGACGCGCACATCAGCGGCCGAAACGTAGTCGATCGCTTTCCGTTCAACCAAGTCGTAATACACAGCGGAGTGCATTGCGACAGCAGTCAGCTTGTCACCTTGATCACCCAGCAGGCTGCGAGCCTTGGCCACTTGACGGGGGCCGAGCGGGGTAGCGCCGGAGGTATCAAAGCGCAGGTTGGAGAAGGCCACGGTATCGCCGCCGGTCAGAGCGCCGAAGGTGCCTTCCAGGATCTTGATCAGATCCTTCTGCTTTTGGTTGTTGACGTACATCGCCACCTTTTCACCGATGGCAGCCATCGGGTCGGCGCCAGCAGCGATAGCAGCAAGGTCACGGGCTTCCCATGCCTTACCGCGGTGGAGGATGACGCCAGTTTGCTTGGCGCCTTCAATCTTGCCGGGTTGCAGCGAAGCGCTGTCAGACAGCACCTCGAAGTCGCCGGTCAGATTGGCTTTCCAGAAGGGGACGTTGACAACATCACCACCCTCGGTTGCATTCAGCTCCGCCATAGGCTGCACCACACCGGATGCCAGGAAGGCATCACGCAAGGTGGCTTGCTCAACCACGTAGGGAGTAAAAATCTCGGGGATGATGATGTCAGAGCGAAGAGTCGCCATGACTGATCCTCAGAAAAATGTTTACGGTCGGGCGCAGCCCATATCACCAGCGCAGCCGGTTATTCAGCAGCTTAGCGGTTAGCGGCTGCTTTCATGCGATCGTATAGATCACGATCAGTGCGATACAGCCGTGCCTGTTCTGTAAGGTTGAACGATTCGCGGCTGAATGGATTTTTCATCCCAGCCGGCAGCGTGCTTGTGCTGCTGCCAACCGGCGCACCGGAGCCTTGCGGCTTGGGTTGCTTCTGCATCCATGCCGGCAGTGTTGCGCGCGCCCATTCGGTGACTGGTGTGCGCTGGTAACCGTTAACGACTACCACGGTACCATCAGCCTCGCGTTCAATCTGATCGGCGTTCAGCTTGGTTTTGAGCACCAGATCAGGATCATGCACGATGTCAGCCAATGCGCTGACCGCAGGCGTCAGCAGTTCCAGCTCGCGGATGCGGGCCTCTAGTTCTGCAATGCGCTGGTCCTTTTGCGCCGTCGCCTCACGGAACTGCTGCTCCAGAGCTTGCCGCGCTTCGGTGTATTTACCTTGTGATTCAAGTTCAGCTTGCTCAGCGCGACGCTTGAATTCAAGGAGTTCATTGACATCAACACCATCGGGCACGGTTGGCTGCTTCTTCGCGGCACGCAACTCGCTGATCAGTTCCTTGTTCTTACGTTCCAACGCTTCCACACTGCGCTGCAGTGCTTCAGTGTCAACCGCAGGCGCCGGTGTGGCAGGCGGTGTTGCTACCGGAGCCGCAGGCTCAGTGGTAGCTTGGTTCTCTTCAGACATGAATAACCCGCAGGGTTAAGTGCAGCGCTAGTCTAACCCTATGGAAATACTCAACAGCAACGAAAGCGGCCTCGGATCTCGCGACATCCGTCACGTGCTGAGCAAAATCATTGACATTGACGAAGATGGCAATGAGACAAAACTGTTCGCCGCTGTTGGCAACATGCACCTTTCGCGTGTGGTCGCCATCGCTCGTGATGAGGATGGCGACCTACTGCTGATCACTGATCATGCGCAGGCGGTGATGGAGCAACTCGGCAGCTGGGATGAGTTCTTGGAGTATTGATCAACGACCGCGCTTTGCGATCATTGACTTGAGACTGCGCTTGGCGCCAGCGGCTTTGCGATTTGTTGCTGCGGTGGCAAAAGGCGATGCCTTGCGGGCGGCGCCGCTCAGTTCTTTGTACCGAGCTTTGGCTGCACTGGCCGGGGACTTACTGGTGCGAGCGATTGGTTTTCCTTGCTGACCGGCCTTGGATGCAGCTCTAGCGTTTGCCTTGATTGCAGACCTCGTGGCTGACTTTTGCCCGGCGGATTGACCTCCCGTGCGGCCCACTGTGAACGAGCGAGCACCCAGTGATTTTGTGGATCCACCGCGCAATCCGCCGGCACGCGCTTGAGCACCTTTTCCGCCGCTAAATCCCTTGGCTTTCACGCGGCCGCCGATCGCGGTGGTGCCCTTGGCTTTCAGCTCAGCAGCACGTGCGGCATTGGCTGATCTGGTGGCTGCCGCCTTGCTGGTCGGCTTAGCAGCTGGTTTGGCGGCCTTGGTTGAAATTGATGCTTTGGTGCTTTTGCCTTGACCCGCGACGGCTCCTAGGCTCCTGTCAACCATCTTCTTAGCAACAGTGCCACCCGGCGCGGATGTGCCAGGGCGGCCGCTGCCCATCTTCGGCCCGCTGGATTTGCCGCCCAGTCGGCCGCCTTTCTTGGAGCCGCCTCCGCCACCGCCTCCGGCAAATCGACCGCGTGAATCACGCTTGTATGTACGGGCCACGGGAGAATAAAGAACTCTACCGTAAGTCTAGTTCCGACCGACGCTTAATCACCATGTTGCCGGTCGATTCAGATTTCACGCGCACGATTGGATCATCCGGTGTACCAACGCGGGTTACGGTGCCGCCTGATGCAGTGCGGATGGTGGCACGTTCTGAGCCGATGCCAACCACGCGTCCATAGGTGCGAACGCCTTGATATGTCCAGCTGACGCGATCACCGCGTTTCATTTACGTTTCCTCCGCCCGATACTCAGCCCCGCCTGGTTTAGAGCAATCGCAAGCGCCTGCTTCCTGCTTTTGACCACTGGCCCCTTTCCTGGCCCTGGCTTTCCGGTGTGGAGCGTTCCAGCCTTGTACTCGCGCATCACCTTGGATACTTTCTTCTGACGCTTCATAACGCCATTCCTCAACACCTGATAGCAGTGTAGAGCCATCAGCTGTTGCCCAGCCGCGATCGGTGTATCGAGCAGGAATCCATGCCTCACCGATGAGTGCTTCCACCGGATCGCTGCTGATGGTGTAAATACCTTCGCTGCGGAAATGCCTAAGGCTTGGTGTTGCCATACCGCTTACGTAGCTCAGTCAGTGTAAGTTCCCGCCCATCATCACGCACTAGCTTTGCGATAGCAGCTTGCGGGCCGTGCTTCTTGGCCAGCATGTTGAAGTACGGCACTTTGCTGTCGCCGAGCGCCTTGGCTTGCGTTGCTGCATCTTGCTTCGCCAGCCACTCGCTATATGTCATATCAGCCGGCACCGGCCCACCTGATGCAGCACGCCTACCGACTGGTGGTGGTGTTACGTCAAAGCCGAAATCTTCGCTCAGTTGTTTGTAGTCAATTACGGGAACTGTCGTACTCCTGCATGAAAAATGCTGGGGCGGTGTTGGGCCTTTACCGTAATCAAATACCTTGCCATCCAGGGCGCGGCAAATTGCACTGGTCCTGCTGTCAAGAGTTGCAACGTATCTGTACTTCCGCGTTATATCCTGATTCGCCTCATACACCTGCTGTGATGCAGCATTCGCCACTTGGTTGACGCTAGTGCGCACG